ACTTCAAAGTTAATGGATTGCCAGCCGGTGAAGATGGCAAGGCATTCTATGAGTCTAAAAAGGAACAAATTTTGAAGGCTATCGAAGCACAATTGGATGCTGACTACGACAAGTTCGAGCAGGAAGGCATCATTGTGGTTGATGGCACGGGAGAAATCAATGGAAGAAATTAAATTGGGTATTCAGATTGGTGAAGCTATTCTATCACCAGAAGAATGGGAAGAAAACAAAGCTGAGTTGATCGCACAATTTCCTGAACTTTTTCCTGAAGACGAAGTGAAGAAAATTGACGCCAATGTATCAAGGATCAACGAGAAGGCAATGCAGCAGATGAGCCTATACAAGTGCTATCACCTATCCAAACGTGTCTCTGTGTATGGCTATGAAGTTTGTGAGCAGTGTTTGAAGGGAGAAGAGGAATGAAATACAAACCAGTTGTGTATGATGTTGTTTTGAAAGAGTATACAAAAATAAAACAATTCGTTCGTGATAATGAGGCACTTCTCGAACGCAGTAGAGTAAGTGACGAACGAATTAAATCATACGTAGAGGAAGCCAAAGTTTTTGTTGCAGACTTTGAAAATTTCTTTGATGAAGAGGGATTTGTACATGATTAAGTTGAATGTGGGATGTGGAATCGGTCTACTTGCCGGATTCCTGAACATTGACAAGTACATGGATTATGATGCTCTGGTCGAAGGTCATAGAACCAAAGAAGGATCGTACAAAGATTCTATCATCGAACTTGAACCAGATGGAACCCCGGCGAAGTTCTTGCAAGCGGACATATCAGATACAAAGTTGCCCGATGCTTATGCCGATTATGTGCTGCTCAACAATGTCCTGGAGCATCTTCCAATGGCGCAGCTTCTACCGGCAATCAAAGAGATGAAGCGTGTGATGAAACCAGGAGCAGAGATTTGTATCATCTGTCCTGACTTCAACAATTTGGCCGAACTGTGGACAAAAGCAATCGCAAGCCAAACTGGAACATTCAAAAATTGGGATCTGTTTCTATATTTGGCTGAAGTGATCTATGGTAATCAGGCACATGAAGGAGAGTTTCATCGTTCACCAATTACTCCAGATTTGCTTAACTACCTATTCCAACTTTGTGGTTTTGAACAGATCGTTGTGACTTGCTACCCAATCCATACAGCCGTTCCTGATTATGATGGGAATAGAACTGCACTTGACTCTGTATGCCGCACAGATACTCTCGTCGCACGGGCCAAAGTTCCTGTTACCGTGTCAGTAGAACTTTGGGAGCACATTCCAGCACCAGAAGAAATTGTAGTGGTTCCGAATGAGCTATGTGTGAATGTAAGCGATGGAACCAAAGTGAAAGGTGGACTTCGGTAATGCAAAAAGATTGGAATAAATTGCATCATGGACGCCCTTTTATTCCACAAGAGGATACAAAATGAAATATCTCATCACAGGCGGGGCAGGTTTCATAGGCTCCAATATGATTCACATGCTGTTGTCAAAAGAAGACACAGAGTTGGTTGTGAATCTTGACAAACTGACTTACGCTGGCAATCTGGATAACTTGATAGACATTGAAAAAGATCCACGATATATCTTTGTCGAAGGAGATGTGTGCTGTCAGAATCTTGTTCACATCCATTTACAAGCGCATAGACCGGATGTCGTTATTCACATGGCCGCTGAAACTCATGTGGACAACAGCATCGCATCACCGCTTCCCTTCATCACCACAAATTTTCAAGGCACATTTGAACTGTTGGAAGTGATTCGCAACAACAAGACTTATGCACCATCAAAATTCATCCAAGTTTCAACAGATGAAGTGTATGGTAGTATGGCAGAAGGAGAAGCATCAGAACTATCGCCGCTCAATCCATCCAGTCCATACTCAGCAACCAAAGGCAGCGCCGATATGCTTGCGCTGTCTTACTACAAAACTTTCGGACTGCCGGTTATTGTCACCAGAGCATCAAACAATTATGGTCGGTTCCAGTATCCAGAAAAACTGATTCCACTGATGGTCGCAAATGCAATGGAAGACAAGCCGCTGCCGATGTATGGTAATGGAATGCAAGTAAGGGATTGGTTGTATGTTGACGATCATTGCGCTGGTATTCTTGCAGCAGCCGAGAAAGGAAGATTGGGTGAGATCTATAACATCGGCGGAACAAAGTCTTTACCAAACATTGAAGTGATGAAGACTATTCTGACACAACTCAACAAACCTGAGTCTCTGATCCAGTCCGTGAAAGATCGTCCGGGGCATGATGTTCGATACGCAATCACTTCAGAGAAACTTCAAAATGAAACTGGATGGAAACCGGCTGTGTCGTTCGAGGAAGGCATTCAGAAGACGATTGACTGGTATGCACAGAATAAGCAGTGGATCGCCAATTGTAAGAGTAAGAAACGACGCTAAATATTCACAATGTCAAATGCTATCTTTCCTAAGTTGGTGGGTGAATCGTATCCCATTCTCAAAGAGCCTGTGTTCTCTACACTCACACAGGAATCAGTCAACGGCAATGAAATTCGTTTGGCTCAGTTCACATTTCCAAGAAAGCGTTGGACGATCCCATACAATTATCTTTCAGATTCTAACGGCCAGACAGCAGCACAGTTCGATATCGCTACACTGATGGGTTTTCAGACTGCCCGATTTGGTAAGTGGGACTCTTTTCTGTATGATGACCCGACTGATGATGTGGTTCAGTCTTCAATTATCGGCACAGGAAACGGCGTTCTGACCCAATACCAATTCACGAGAGGCTATGGAAGCGGATCGGAGCCTGTGTTTGATCTTTCCACCCAAGGCATCAACTCGATCTCTATCGGAAGTGGTGGTTCCGGGTACAATGTTCCTCCGCAAGTCAGTTTTAGTGGTGGAAATGGAACTGGAGCAACCGGCATCGCTTCTATTTCTGGTGGTGGTGCCGTCAATGCGATTTTCCTGCGTTCTGCTGGCACCGGATACACTTCCGCACCCTCAGTAGTCTTTTCAGGCGGCGGTGGCTCTGGAGCGTCTGCAACGGCGAAATTAAGCCCATCTGTATACCTTGGTGGATCGCTTACAACCAATTATTCAGTCAGCAGCACTGGATTGATTACTTTCAACTCGCCTCCTGGATCGGGCGTTCAGATTACAGCGGACTTTGCATACTTTTGGCGTGTAAGGTTCGATGAAGACAGTGTGGAATTTAGCAACGACTACAATGGCTTTTGGTCTTGCAAGAAGGTGGTTCTTTATCAGACGAGAGGCTGATATTATAGAGTAACTAAGAATAATACTGGAGGATAATACCAAAAAATGAAAGACTTTCCAACACGAAAATGAAAGAGTTGGAGTCTTAGTATCGGTTGTCGCAAAAACCGCTCCAACCGACGCCCTTCGGATTTGGGTGAGGATGTTTTAGGAAGAGGAACCTACATGAAAGGAATTATATTGGCTGGTGGAACGGGTAGTAGATTAGCACCATGTACCAAAATTATCAATAAGCACTTGTTGCCGGTCTTCAATTGTCCCATGATTTTTTACCCTATTCGGATGTTAGTAGAGGCTGGCATTACCGAAATTTGTATCGTCACTGGTGGAGAAAGTTCCAATGGTTTCCTACCACTTCTACAAAATGGTGAAGAGTTTGGTATCACGAATCTTCAATACGCATATCAAGTTGGGTCTGGTGGAATCGCAGCCGCACTAAAACTCACGGAGCGTTTTGCCGATGGAGAGAAGATCTGTGTAGTTCTTGGAGACAACATTATCGAAAAAGACATCATCCAAGCAGTTCAAGACTTCACTAAGCAGGAGAAAGGTGCCAAAGTTATGCTAAAAGAAGTTCCAGACCCACAAAGATTTGGTGTGGCCGAATTGGAATACAACTCTCACTACCAAAACGGAAATATGAGACAGACAGCATTTCGTATCGTTGGAATAGAAGAGAAGCCAAAGGAACCAAAGAGTAAAATGGCGGTGACGGGAATCTACTTCTACGACTCAACAGTATTCGATAAGGCTCGTGATTTGAAACCGTCCGCTCGTGGTGAGTTAGAAATTACAAACATCAACACGGCGTATCTCAAAGAAGGCACACTCACTGCTTCGATCTTGGATGGTTGGTGGTCGGATGCAGGAACACACGAGTCTCTATTACGGTCTTCTGTGTTGGTGGCGAGAAAATACGGCATGAGTTACGGAATGCCACCAGGAATCTAATATGAAACTCTCAAGCACAGCACTTCAATCTTTTTTCAACAACCTCATCAACACACCCGGCCAAGCAACCAATCTCTTCATTGTTGATCTCTATACATTCGTGACTGGTTCTGGACGCATTGTATTGAACCAGACATATGTCCCTTCTGGCAATTCGGTGACGGTAGTTCCTCCTTCAAGCGGAACCTTTGTGCAGGATTTGGGAGTTAGAGAAGCGAATGGAGATATTCTTACACCAGTTTCTACATCGCCGGTCAACAAACAATATAATGTGAGCAACGGCACCTACACCTTTTATTCTGGAGATTCTGGTGCTAAGTTGATCTCGTTTGTCTATGAGATTGGTTCGGTTTACAATCTCCCAACACCAAACATCATTCAAGTTTGCTCTTCGGATCAGAATGTCACAGTCTTCGGACAGACTTTCATTGCTGGTGGTCGATTGAATAGCGGTCTTCCGGCCATTCAAAGATCAAAAATGTCCTGTAAGTTGGGCTTGGAAGTGTCATCAGAAGAGATTGAAATTTATGCCAATCCATCAATGCAAATCGGGACCACACCCATACTCGCCTACATCACACAAGGTTTAATGGATGGAGCAACAATTTACATTCAGCGTGGTTTCAGTTTAACTCCAGATTTCGCTGGCGTGACAACTATGGGTCCAATCGTTTCCTTTTCTGGAACCGTGGCAGAGACAAAAATTGGTAGATCTTCGGCACACCTTACCATCAAAGCCAGAACTGAATTGCTTGATCTTCAGATGCCACGGATGCTTTATAATCCTGGTTGTCAATGGACCTTGTTTGACGCCGGATGCACATTGAACGCTGCGTCATTCACAGATACAGGCAGCGTAACTTCTGGATCGAACAATGCAGTTATCAATACAACGCTCACTAAGCCGGGAAACATTGCCAATCCAACACAGGCTCCTACCTTTCAGTCTTCTAATCGTGGATATGGAAACATCAACCTACCGGCGCAAGTTTATTATGGAGTCTATACATATGTTTCTGCCAACGGTGAAAGTCTGCCATCTCCATCAGCAAGCGTGAGCACTCCAGCGAAACAAGTCTGTGGTATGAATAGTCCCTCAAGTGTTGCCGGTGCGCTCGGTTGGAATTGCTATCTTGGAACTGCACCAGGAAATTATCAACTACAGAATGACGGTGTGATGGCATTCGGTAGTCCGTTTTGGGAAGCTGCGAATGGCGTACAAAGCGGCGGTCCAGCACCACAAATTGCCACATCAGGATACTACGATATGGGTGTTATGACATTCACATCAGGGTCGAATGTTGGTATCTCTCGTGTTGTTAGCAAATACACAAACACTGGAACTGGCGTCATTACTGTAGTTCCGCCATTTCCATATACCGTCAATACAGGCGATGCGTTCAAAATCACTCCTGGATGTGATAAGAGCATGACTACCTGCCAGAAAAAATTCAACAATCTCATCAACATCTCGGCGTTTCCATTCGTTCCACTGCCAGAGACAGGAATTTAATATGCCAGCAAAACTTGACATTAGAAGCATCGACGGAAACGAAGCACACCACTTGGAATTTGAAACTAACCAAGAAGCTGCTGATGTTCTGACTTCATACGCAGGAAAACCTTACGACATCAACTACACTCCAATTGGCATTCCTGATAGCACAATGGATAAGCGATTGGCGGCGATTAGAGAGGCTGAGACATGGCTTCGGACCCCTTTCCAGATGAATGGTGCCATCAAGGGTGTAGTGATTGACTGTGGGCATTTCCTGGCCGAAGTATACCGCTCTGTAGGCATTCCGGTTCCAGATGTCACAGAAAACTTCACGATTGACTGGCATATGCACGCACGATCAGAAAGACTCTTGAACATTGTGCTGCCTTATGCGGATCGGGTTGAAGTTCCTGAACCCGGAGACATCGTTGTGTTCAAAGTGGCGAGGGTATATGCTCATTCCGGCATTGTCATCAAGTGGCCGCAGATTATTCATGCTATGTGGGGTCACGGTGTCGAATATTGCAATGTAGACCAAGACACAGATCTTAAACGAAGAACGAAGATTTTTTTGAGTCCTTTCAACAGAAAATAATGGCAAACTACATCAATGGAAAGCAACTTCTGGAGGAATTAAAACCGTGGCTGAAAGAGGTAAACAAACTCAAGAGAGCAAAACAGCCGCAGAGTAGCTTTCCACCTATACCGGAAGTGGTCGGAGAAGGCATACTTCAGATTGTTGAAGGTCTTGGAAGAAAATCAAACTTCTCAGGCTACACATTTTTGGAGGAAATGGTGGCCGATGCGGTGTTGAATACCGTCGCCTACATCCACAATTTCAACATCAAGAAGAGCACCAATGTTTTTGCTTATGTGACTCAGATCGCATATAATAGCTTCATCAAACGCATTCAGTTGGAACAGAAGCATGTATATCAAAAGGACAAGTTACTGACCAGCACAACATTCAAATCGTTTGTGTGTGACCCTGAACTTGAAAAAATGATGCCAACAAAACAGACGCCGAATCATACAGAGTTTGTGGCGTCCAGACAAGAAGCAATTTTGAAATACGAACTGACATTAACAACCAATCAAAACAAGCCTTGTAGATTGAAGAGGAAGAAAGCGGCAGGAGTAAATAGTTAATATGAAAGGTTCTAAAGGTTCAGCAAACACGCCAACGGTCTTTTATGGGTATCCAGCCCAAACTTCTCTCTTTGGAACACCCATAAAACTACTCTACGGGCAGAATAGAATTGCTGGCGATGTTATTTGGACCGGCGACTGGCAAGCAAATCCTGCCGATGGAAAAGGAAGTAAAGGCGGTAAGGGCGGAAACCAATACGATTACAAAACGGCGATCAGTGTTGGTCTTTGTATGGGACCAGTCAGCGAAATTCTTGGAATCTTTGTTGACAAAACGATCCTTTCAATTACTGGAACTTCAAATAATGTCACGGTGCCGGTATCTCTTCAAGTAACTCCAAATGTCGCTGGTGGAACTTTCGGATCGGACGCTGGTGTTGGACAATTTCAAACATTCAGTGTGGTGGCAAATGATTTCGGCAGTCCAGGTTCCACAACGCTTTCAGGCACACAAACAATCGCTCTCGAATATGTAACCGGCACTCCTGGACCGGGCCAATACACAGTCAATCCTTCTACCGGCGTCTACACTTTCAATGCCGCTCAGTTGAATCAGCTTGTTCAAATCTCTTACAATTTTCATCAAACCTCTTCTTCAGGAACAGGAGATGTAATTGCAGATTTTGGTTTTGACTTTATTACAGGCGAACAGGGACAATCTCCTTGGGGTTATGTTTCTACCAACCATCCAAATCAAGCGTTGGGATACACAGGTCTCGCTTATGTCGCAAATAAGAACTTGGATTTGGGTTCAAGCGGCGTTATCTCGAACTATTCCTTTGAGGTTGGTGGTCTACTTCAAAGTGATCCGGGATTTCCAGACGCTAACCCTTACAATGTGCTTTTCGACTTTTTGACCAATCAACTTTATGGTGTAGGTTTCATCCCATCTGAAACTGGCGATCCAACAGAGATGACGAATTACACACTGGCGAATAGTATCTTTATTTCGCCGGTCATCACATCTCAAAGATCAGCAAGAGAATGGGTGAGTGAATGGCTGACTATCTCAAATTGTGAAGCTGTATGGTCGGATGGCGTCATGAAGATCCGCTCGTATGGTGATAAGACCGCTGTGGCAAATGGTGTTACATTCACACCCAACACTCAGCCGATTTATGATATTGACGACGACCATTATGTGTGCGGAGCCAATGAAGAACCAATTACAGTTGACAGACCAAGTGTAAGAGACGCAGACAATGACATCTCTGTGGAGTGGGCGAATCGTGGTAATCAATACACTCACGAAACAATGCGAGAAATTGATGACTTGTCGATTCGTTTATATGGTCGTAGAACTGCATCCCCTCTGAGCTATGACTGCATCACCACACAGCCAGTTGCTCAGACAGTGGCTATCACACAGCTTCGTCGTTCAGTATACATCAGAAACCAATATCAGTTTAAGCTGGCCGCTGTCTTTGCTCTGCTTGAACCAATGGATATCTTGACTATCACCGATTTGAATTTGCAATTGGGTGGTATTCCAACTTCCGATCTTGTGAATTATCCAAGCGGCGTCATGGGCACACCTGTTCGCATTATTGAGATTACTGAAGAAGAAGATGGATCGTTTACCGTTACCGCAGAAGATTTTCCTTGGTCAGCCGCTTCTCCTACTCTGTTCGCAAAGCAGGTTCGTGCTCCTTATGGTCCAGGATACTTTGCAATTCCTGGCTCTGTGAATGCTCCTGGTTTCGTTAATCTACCGCCAGAAATATCTCAAGGATCTCCATATCAAGTTGGTATTGCGCTATCTGGTGGTCAAAATTGGGGTGGATGTACAGTCTATGTGTCTACTGATGGCGGAAACAGTTACGATTCAGTTGGAAAATTTCTTGGTCCTTCTACAATGGGTATTCTGACTGCACCGCTTCCTTCTGCGCTTGATCCAGATAACACAGACACTCTGGCCGTCGATCTAACAGAAAGTTTTGGTTCATTACAGAGCTATACGGCAGATCAGAAGGATAGCTTTGTTTCGTTGTTGGCAATTGATGACGAAATTATCAGTTATCAGACGGCGACAGTTACCGGCACATACAAATATAATGTCACCAAACTTCGTCGTGGTGTATATGGAACTTTAATCGGCAACCACGCTACTGAAGCCACGGTGATGTCACTAAACGATCTCACATTCAACTGGCAATATGACTCAAGCGTAATTGGAACAACTGTGTATTTCAAGTTCACAAGTTTCAACGAGGCGGGTCAGAATGAAGAGAGCATCGCCAATGTAGCGGCATATCCGTTCTATGTTCAAGGTCCAAGATTGCCGTATCCGTGGAATGTCGGCAGCACTTTGGGCACGGCACCGTTCTCAGCAACAGGACAAGGAATTTTGAACTATCCGAGATTCCAGATCCAACAGAACTACACAACCAACACAGATGGCACGCAACAAGCATCATTCCTGTTAAGCGGTTCGATTCCTGTTAATACGGTATCTCCAGGAACATCTCAGCCGAATGTGGTCATCTCTACAAGTCCGACAGGTGGAACACTTCCTGGTGGCACAACATATGAAATGGGTGTGGTCGTAAACACATCAGCGGGTATTCTTCCAATGATCAGCAGTGCAATTGCTGTGCCTTCTGGAACCAATACAAATGCTATTGGTGTCGCAGTCTCATTCACAACCCCGGCCACAGATTCAGCCCAAGTTTTCGTTACATCTAATCCTGATATGGGTTGGACTTATGTTGGTCAGATCGTCGCATCAACTACTCTTGGAATGACGGCGAATGTAGTAGACAACACAACTCAAAGCGCATCGGTCTTAATTTCTGGACATTCATCAACCACAACAATCAATGGTGGCGATCCGGGAGTCTCAATCAGCCGCAATGGATCTGTAGTTGGTTCTACAGATGGCAGCGGAAACTTTACATACAACTTCACAGCAAGCGGTTCTGGTTTCATTGGTGAAGTTTGGGAAGCGGGAACGCAGTCGGTCATTCTGAACTACACAGTCACCGGAGTTACAACGATGACTGCTTGCATTTTGGATACAACTTGCAACACTTCCTCTGTTGTGTTCGACAATGATTCCTACACAATTACCATCGCAGGAGCACCGGCCAATACAGTAGTCAATTTGGTGAATGGCAGTTTTGCAAATCAAGTCGGCACCACAAACGGAAATGGTGTATTGACTATCAGCGGAACAATTACCGACCAGCCGACTATTGTGAATCAAGTTTATACTGCTGGAGCGGAATCGGCCAATCTCACTTACCAAATTTCTTCAAACACCGGAAACCAAAGACCGATGGTAGCTACTTCAATTGGTGCAATGCGTGATAACCAGATTGTTGATGAAGATTTTGACCACCTTACAATTACGGCTACTGGAGAAGTTCATGGTGGAATTTTTGGTGGTGGAGTGGCAAATGTAGTGAGCAACGGAAACAATACTTGCACTGTGACTCTATCTGGAACGAATTTCACTCCAGGACAGTTGGTGGGTAGAATACTTTCATTGGTTGCTTCGTTCGACAACGCAATACCACAGCCCATTGTTGACACGCCGATCATCTCTAACACAGCGACCACTCTCGTAGTTGCCGATCTTACATCCCCAACTCAAGTGATGTTTCCTGGAGATGTGGTAGTCATCCGCACACAGACTACAGATTCTTCTTCCACAACTATCACAGATTCTTTGTGGGTGAACAATGGCGATCCAGAGTTTACTACTGGTCTTGATCCGAATGCAGAGATTGGAAATTTGGTTTACATCATTTCTGGAACAGGCGCAGGACAAGATCCAAGACCGATTTCAGGAAACACCACAACTACTATTACGGTGTCGGTGCCATTTAATCCTGTTCCAGATAGCACCAGCGTCTTTGTTGTGTTAGATCCAACCGTAAACTATACGATGGATACTAATTCGTTTCCAAACAACACCAAAACTCAATCTACCTCGTTCGTATTTCCAATTCAAAATCTGAACGGTGAGATGTATTTTGTTCAAGTGTTCTCTGTGGCCGCTGACGGAACAACATCACTCTTCAGCGCAAGTCCATTCAGAGAAATCTACATTGTTGGTTCTGGTGGTGAAAGAACTGTTGTGGCTAATACTGGCGGAACAGCAACTACTTTCATCCAGCTTGAGACGGACGGACATGTTTACTGTGACACAACACTCAATAACATCATCTTCCAATTGCTTCCAGATCAAGGCGAAGTAGGAAAACTTTTGTTGATTGAAAAGATCTCATCAGACAATAATACGGTTGACATTGTGGTTGACCCGACATCTGGTGATACATTTACTGGTGGTGGCGATGATGGTGCCTCTGCCCTAACATTGAGCAAGAAGGGCTACAACGCATTTTTGAAATTTTAGTGTATAAATACCTTAATCATGGAACAAACATATTGCATTTATAAAATCACGAACCAGATTAACGGAAAGGCGTACATAGGTTTCACAAAAAATTTCACAAAGCGAATGTATGGTCATGTGAACACCGCCCAAAAAGGAAAAGGACAAGATATCCATGCTGCAATCCGAAAGTATGGATGGAGCAATTTTTCAAGAGAAGAATTGTATTATTCTACCGACAAGCAACACGCTTTGGATATGGAGGATGTCTTCATCAATCTCTATGAAACGAAGGGAGAGAAAGGATACAATGTAACTCGTGGTGGTCAGCCGGGTCCACCAAAAGGAAAGTACCATCACTCAGAGGAAACGAAAAAGAAAATGAGCGGATCTATGCGAGGAAAAAAACATGTTGTTACATTTCGCCCACCTACTTCCGAAGAAACTTGCAAAAAAATTAGTGAATCAAACATAGGCAAACCGGCGTGGAACAAAGGTAAATGTGGAATTTCCGAAGAGACAAGACAAAAAATGCGTGAAGCAAAACTCGGAACAACCCGTCCACCACGCACAGAAGAATGGAGACGCAAATTGTCCGAATCCAACAAGGGAAAATATTTCGGTAAGAGGGGCGTCGGTTGTAGAAAAGGATAAAAATTATGCCAATTGTTCCAGGAAAAATCACGATTCTGTCTGGCAACCCGACTGAGACGCCGCTTGCTCCGAATATCACTACGGCTACATGCACAGCCACATACTCACTAAGTGGAAATGCAACAGTTTATTCGTTGGGTGGCACAATTACTCTACCAGCCGACTTAACGCATTTGAAACAGATTGCTGTCGTGGCTGTGAATGGCTCTACAAGCGTTCCTATTGTAACATTCACGACCAAACAGATTACAGGAACCAGTCTTCCATATTCGAGCACCACATATCCACAACCGGCTGCTTCTCAGGTTTGGACAGTTACTTTCACATGTTCTGACGAAAACGGAACACCAACTCTTAATCCATTTTCTACTACCGTTACAGTCAATCCGGCAGTGATTTCCTCTGTAACCGCTGGCGAAGCTCCGGGCGCAAGAGTTTCAGATGATGTAGGAAGCACCACAACCACAATCAATGTCACTCCAGTTATTGCGAACGCCCAACTTCCGATCAATGTAACTGTGTGGTTATCTTTGGACGGTGGAACAACTTGGTGGTGGCAGGGATGGTGGAAAGAGACTACTGTGGGTCAAGTTATCGCCATCAACGGCCAATATGTTCCTGTGAATGGAAATGAAACATGGGAGGTGGCTTGTGCTCCTGGAACGATTGATAGTCCCGGAACCTATGAGGCTATTCCTACTGCTTCTCTACCATCAACAGCCATCTTCTCGGCACCATTCACCGTCGTAACTCTTGGAGCACCTTTGACCACGGACTGCACCAACGCATCATTCCTCGACTATCCAGGAACAAATTCAACCGTCAATTTTTTGTATACTGGTGGTGTATGGGTCTGGATGTGGTATGCGTTTGATATTACGCTTCCAACCATCGCATACGATCCAACATTTTGGTATTGTGGATTTGAAGTTCAGAAAGTCGATGTGAATGGAAATCCTGCGCCAGACTACGAAGGACAAACAGGAAGACAATTTACCGACTCAGGAGAGTTTACTGGTGGCCTATCTGGACAAGGATTAACCATCACTGTTGCATCTGATGCTGGAACTTGGTGGGCTTATCCTCCAGTGAATAATATCGACGGAACACCAAACATTTATCGCACATTCAGATTTCGTGCATTCGCTTATTCAAGAGCAACAAATCCAGCAACAGGAAAGCCTGGATTGCCAACATTACAACAGTGCTGGCCGGGTGGTGCCGATCACTTCGACATTACCATCTCAACACAACCGGCTGCTTTGGATTTGTCTCAAGTCAATCCAAACACAATGTCCAGTTCGTTTGTGATTAGTGACAATGGACAATTTTCCGTTGCTGAAGATGGTATTACAAGCGGCATGATCGCCAGCGTGAATGTTACATCGTTGGTAGGAACAATTCAAGCATCGCAAATCGGAACAATTACAGCAGGGCAAATCACAGGACAGATTAACGCCAGTCAGATCTCAACAGTCAATGCAACATCTATCAGCGGTTTGGTCACTGCCACACAAATCGCAAATGTGAATGCAGTTTCAATTATCGGACAAATAACAGCGTCACAAATTTCTACTATTACAGCAAGTCAAATCACAGGACAAATTTCAGCAAGTCAGATATCTGCTGTAAATGCAACTTCCATCACCGGGCAAATTGCAGCAAGTCAAATTTCCACTGTAAATGCAACATCAATACAAGGGACAATTCTTGCATCACAGATTTCAACGGTAAGTGCATCATCAATCCAAGGTTATATCTTAGCATCGCAAATCGCTTCAGTCAACGCTGCTAACATTAGTGGATCTATCACAGCTACACAAATAAGTTCGGTAAATGCTACATCAATTAGTGGTGTTATCGTAACAGGGCAATTGGCATCTGGTATTTTGAATTCCTTGTCTCTTTTCTCGAATCAATTGCTGCCAATGCAAACTGTCACTGCTCTCCCTGGACTTCCAAATGCTGCATATCCGGTTGGTTGTACAGTCTCCCTCACAACCGGAACTTCAAGCGTTCTGTATACGAATGTCAATAATTCATGGAACAACCAGACTGCTGCATCATCGGTTACAGGACAACTCACAGCATCTCAGATAGGCAGTGTAAACACATCTTCCTTTGTTGGATTGATCGCCGCTGGACAAATTGGTGGTGTATATGCTAACACTATTAACGGATCAATTCAGACATCTCAATTGGCCGGTGGAATCACAGCAAACTACATTTCAAGTGTATATGCAACCGCTATTTCTGGAAGTATCACATCAGGACAGATTTCAAGTGTGAGTGCAACTTCTATTACAGGTTCTATCACATCAAGTCAAATCGGAAGCATCAACGCCACTACCATTACTGTCAATCAAATCGGGCCAGGACAGATTTCTGGTGTCTATGCTGGTTCGATTCTTGCTGGCACGATCACCGCAACCATCTCATTAAATTCTCCAACGATCAATGGTGGTAGTTTGAGTATTTCAACTTCGACAGGCACAGTGCAGATCAACTCAAGCACCCTTGGAGTAACTGTCACGGCCACAAATTCAAGCGCAAGTGGTTTCAGAACTTCATTTGCCAATTATCTGTCTGTAATCGCACCATACTTTTACTCAACAACAGATGGAACATACACTTGCACAGTCAATCCATCGTATGTTGGTTTTCAAGGACCAAACATCAACACAACCTATGGAAATACTGCGGCAATTATTGGATACGGTTCCTATGCGTCCACATTAAGCTACAGCGCCCTTTCGGTCTACAATATCAATTGTATCACCTACGGAACATTCGTAGGAACTGGCGTTTCTTGCTCATCGTATGGTGTCAACTGCTACTCTTTGACGGCTGGCTATGGTGGCATCACAGTCAACGGAACACTTGCAATCAATTCAAGTGGAGCCTTCGTGGGTAATGGTGTTGATTGTCCATATAACGGAGTCGCCGGATCGGGTTTCAATGTGTATCAGAGCGGATGGTATTACGGCAACACATTCACACTATATGACTACTACGGCAACCCACATCAAGTCCGTGGTGGAATCATTACGACCTCATAAAATCATGTGTAAATATACAGAGAGGAACAAATAATGCGTGTTAAACTTGGAGCACTTGTTGTAGGCAAAGATTCGTTCAACAAACTTTTCAACG